TGAGCCACAGATCCTCACCAAGTATGAGAACCGTAACTCAGAGCGTATCCTTGAAGTGTATCGTTACCAAGATGCAAAAGAGTTAGTTCTATTTGTACCTGAGCGTGCGAACCTTGTTCTCGAGCGTGCTAACAATCCCTTTGATGAAATTCCAATTGCATTGGCAATTCGTCCAGGTGTTGACTCTGATGAGAATCAGCGTGGACAGTTTGATGACATCATGTGGGTACAAGTTGCTCGCGCACGTATGGCAACATTCCAATTGGAAGCAGCACAGAAGTCTGTACAGGCTCCGTTCGCTTTGCCTTCAGATGTTAACGTTATTGAGATTGGTCCAGATGCGACTATCCGCTCTGCCAATCCAGAAAAGATTCGCCGTGTGTCACTTGATATTCCTAACGGAATTTTTCAAGAGACTGGCGAACTAGATCAAGAATTGCGTGTTGGTTCACGCTATCCTCAAGGTCGTATGGGCGTGCAGTCAGGTTCTATCGTCACTGGTCGTGGCGTAGAAGCACTGATGGGTGGATTTGATACTCAGGTTAAGACAGCACAGGCTGTATTTGCTGAGACATTCCGTCACGTCATGCGCCTTTGCTTTAAGATGGATGAGACACTATTTGGTGACATCGAAAAAGAAGTACGCGGCGTAACTGCTGGTGCACCTTACGAGATTAACTACACGCCTAAGAAAGATATTCAGGGCGACTATTGGTGCGATGTATCTTACGGAATGATGGCGGGTCTAGATCCAAACCGCGCATTAGTATTTGGATTGCAAGCACGCGGAGATAAGTTAATCTCACGCGACTTCTTGCGTCGTCAGATGCCTTGGGATATGAACGTTACCCAAGAAGAAGAAAAAGTAGAAGTTGAAGAATTGCGCGACGCACTTATGAGTGCAGTTGCAAACTACGCTAACGCCATTCCTCAAATGGCACAACAGGGACAAGATCCATCAAAGGCTATTGCAGCAATTGCGGCGGCTATTAAAGGCCGTCAAAAGGGTGACAACATCGAAGATGTTATTACTGAAGCATTTGCTCAACAAGTCTCCCCACCTGTTGCAGCCGCTGGTGCACCAGGACAGGCTCCTGGTGGGGAACCTACTCCACAAGGCGCACCGCAAGGTATGCCTGCTGGCCAACCACCACAACAAGGTCAATCATTACAGAACCTACTAGCAGGACTTTCATCTTCTGGCGCACCGCAACTATCTGCGAATGTCGCCAGACGCTCACCCGCCTAACGTTACGAGTGAGATTCCCAAAAACCTATAGGAGATACAAATGGCAACACTTAAGTCATCATTAACAACAAAGGTTCCTTCACCTAAAAATCAGGGTGGACATGGATCATCTGATGCAGTTACACAGAAGACAGGCATCCAGAAGGCACCATCTGTCAAGTCAACAGGCATGTCAGACATCAAGTTCACTGTACAGCCATCAGGCACACGCGGTTCAGGAACTGAAGCAGGAAAGCCTCGTTCATAATTGAATAACGACGAGCAGGGCAAAGCGCCTACAAGCCTAAGCAAGTGGGATGTATTTGCCCTGTTCGCATCAACTGCATCCGATATATGCGATGTAGGATCTAACTTTTTTCAAATTCTAACGCATATGTTAGACACGCAAGCAAGTTTCGTGGATGATAAAAAATCGTTTCACGAGTATGCGGCTCGGACCATCGAAACATTAAAAGAGGGTGAATAAATATGGCAGGTAAAGGCGGCTATCAAGCACCAGCAAAACCAGCCATGATTTCAGGCCCAGGCTCTATGAGCAAAAGAACAGATGGCGGACCAGCATCAAAGCAAGCACTTCGTTATGTCTCAGGCATGCCTAACTATGGGGATGGACAAGATCTAATGAACCTGCAAGCATCGGCACCAATGGCTGGGGTAACAAACCAACCAATGGGTCAAACAACTACAGCAGCACCAGCAGGTCCAGCGCAACCTCAGGGCAACCCTTTGGCTGCACTTGGTCAACAAGCAACACCATTGTTTGCACCATCAAATCGTCCGCAAGAGCCTGTTACAGCAGGAGCAAATAGCGGACCTGGACCAGATGCTTCATCGCTTCCTAATCCAGCACAAAACAACGGCTTTGTTAGTGCACTTGCATTGCTTAATTCACTAGGAGACAATGTATCTACACAAGTTAAGAGCATCCGTAACGTACTTCAAGCGCATGTAAATAACCAAGTAGGTAAATAATGTCTATGATGTCACCGACACCACAGCCAACTCCCACGCCAGATAGCACGCAAACGCCTGCACCTACACCATCTGACGCTACCAACCCAGCACCACTACCATCGGCATTGGCATTTGCCAACAACCTTGATGGTCTTGCTGCTAATGGATTGACACATATTGATCCATTGGTTCAAGCGCAACTAGCCCTTAAGGGCGGCAGCACCGAGAATGTAGTTAACACGGCAAAAGTTTACGACAGCGCTTTTAAGGCTGCTGGCGCACCTGCTACAACTGTTATGTCTACACCTGAGACTGCATCTATTCCAGATCCATTTACAGCCATTGCAGCGGCTGTACATCTTGCGCATGGCGCACCACCAATCAGCACAGACACTATTGCTGAAATTCAAACCAAGATGCAAGCACAAGGATATGGCACAAACTTGCCTATTAGCGGCACTTGGGATTCAGGCTGGAATACAGCCCATAGCCAATACCTTTACGATCAAACAACTAAGCCAGGCGTAGGAAACGTTGACTCCATGAAGTTCTGGGGCAATGTTATGCACGCAATTTCACCAGACTTTTACCTTAAAGCAGCGATTAACTATGTTAAATCTGTTCCTGCTGAAGTACGCTCTGCCGTTGCAGCACTTGTAGAAGACGCTGCTAAAACATCTGGCGGTATCCAAGGCGCACTTTATGGCAAGCAAGCCTCTGCTGCTGTTGAAAATCTTGGCGCACAGTACGCAACCAACGTTGAGAATGCTGGTCGTAACCAAGCAAACAAGATTAACCCTACAGAATTTCTTAAAAGCAATACCATTGGCAGCCAATTAATTGATGCCAGCAACATGGCCATGCTCTTTAGCATGTCTGGTATGGCAAAGGGTACCTTTGTTAAAGGCGCTAGTGAGATACTAAGTTCTGCTTTTGAAAAAGATGCTGCAGGCGCAACTGTTAAAAACTTTCTTACACCATCACTCGATGCTACCTATGCAAATGCTCCTAAGTTTACAATTGCCAATTCTTTGTACCGCACAGAAGGCGGACAAGCCTCTGGCTTCTTAACATCTAAATTGCTTACTGCTGGCAAGTTCAACCCATTGCGTTTGTCTAATCCAATTCTCAATCGCATTACGCCAGTAATTGACGCTTTGCCAGACGAGAATGGAATATATTACAAGTTCCGTAACGCACTGGCTCAACGCGGACGTATTCCTTTGGTTCAACTTGGCAAGCAAGTTCAATCTGCTGGTTCTAAGTTTGGTCTTGCCTACATGGGCAAGCAGGCTTTACAGAACAACTGGAATAAAGATAACATTGATACGCCTTACCTTACTTCAAACTTTAATGGTATTGAAGGACCAGTAGGCACAGGACTTGATATTCTTGGCGGACTTGTTGGCGCACCTGAAGGTGTAGGCAAGCCTAGCCAAACTGTTGGCAACTTTATTAATAAAACAATGGATCCAGCAGTTCATGCTACCTCTTTGCTTGGCATGGATCATATTCTTCATACATCAATGGGTCTTGATCTTCAAGATATGTATTCCAAACTTGGCGAAGAAAATGTCAATAGTTGGCTTACAGATAATATTAACAAGTTTGCTATTAGCCACCATGCTGATAACGTTATGAAAGGTTCTGCACTAGATGTAGGATCTGAGGAATATAACAAGGCTTATCAGGCTGCAGAGCATGAAGCAGCGGCAGATCCTGATCTGCTCAGCGCAGCCCGCGAATCTTTGGTTAGCCAACAACCATTACTAGTTCAGCATTTTTACAAGAACTATAACGGCTATCTTTCAAGTTTTGCTGCCAATACAGAGCGTGGTTCCTTTGACATTTCTGATAAAGATAAGACCAAGTTCTATGCTGGTCTACAAAGAATCTTTGATCTAAAGGCTGCAACAAGCAAGGCTTACAGCCCTGAATATCGTAACCTTTTCTTTGGTTCACAGGCTGCAAACAACATTCGGGATTTGCAAGCCAAGATGCTTGCTGAGGATTCTCGCCTCAACCATGCACCTTTTGCTGGTGCAACTGGTGGAGAAGGCATTGATCCTAAAGAAATTCAAAAGGCTTTGCTTGCGGGCAAGCCTTTGCCAAAGACAGATACTGGCAAATCATTCCCAACTCTTTATCATTTCAACCGCAATGTAGTTGAGTCTGCCCCTGATTCTCAGAAGTTAAGCACGGGCAATATGTATTCAACGGGCATCAAGGCAACCGCTGATGAGCGTGTGGCTGCTTACAAGCATGGCAATATCTACAATCTTACTCATATGCCAGCACAAGGTGAGCCAGCAAAGATTCTTGATCTTACAGACAAAGGTTATGTTAACCAACCTTCACAGGTTATCCGTCAAAAGTTGCAATCATTATACGGTTCTAAAGGCGTTGTAGACGCTAAAAACCCAGTAGTCCAACAAGCACGTGAAGAACTTGGTCTACAAAAGACTATGCCAGATGGAAAAATTGTTAAAAAAGATCCATCTAGTTATTCTTCTGCATACAAGAAGTTGCGTCGTCTTGTTACAGACGAAGGCTTTTCTAATGGCCAACAGATTCTTGAAGCATACCGTTCTGCTCTTAGAGCAGGTGGCGTACTTGATGAGGCTTCAATCGCTGATCGTGTACGTGGCGTTACAGATAGCGTCATGCATGAAAACAACTATGCTGGCGTAAAGTACGCTAACGAAAAAGGGCTTGCTGAGTATTCCATGCGCCCAAGCACTACTCGTTCAACTTTGACTAAACTTGATCCTGCACTTAGTGCAGAAAAGTTAACCCCTGCATATCTTGTGCATAACAACATCAACCCACTTGGCTCCCTTGGCTGGGCTGCCAAAGATACTGTTATCCAGCAAGATGCACAGAATGTTGCATCAAAGGCTTTTAAGGCCTTGTCTAAGGCTGGCTACAAAGATGATGTAGATGCCGCTCGTGCGCAGTTGCAGTTTGAAGCACGCTCTGAGAATTACTCAGGCAAGTTGCCTAACATGACAAATTATGCTGGTGGTGCAGAGAAGATTGCTGCTCCAGTTATCAAGACATTGGTTAGCGATTTGGGCATTCGTCCAGAAGAACTAAACAACCTTGATCCAGTTGAACTTGCTTCTATGTTATGGCGCAAGTCACACACTCTTGCATCAGAGGCTAAATTGCCTTTGGATGCTCCAGAAGAACTAAAGAACATCGTTGCCAAAGCAGATGCTTTAGGCTATCGCCCAGTTCTTGGTACAGATATTGGCCATTCATATGAGCCACCAATGCTTCCACAAGTGGCTATTCAAGCCCGTACAAAAGCAATGGCAAAGGTTGCAACTGCTCTTGGATTTAATATGAGCAACGTTGATGACCGTTATGTAGGCAATACTCGTCGTCTTGCTATTCAGCGTGAATTTGATCGTGTGTTTAACAAAGGTCCAAAAGGTGGCGTTATTGCTGCACCTGGAGACAATGGAGCAAACTTTCTTACTCGCCTACTCCAAGATGCAAACCTTAAGCCAAATAGCATGCAGAATGCTTTGTTTGGATTAAGCAAGAATCGCCAAGCCAAAATGGTTGAGCGTATGATGGGTGATGTATCTGATCTATCACCAGCAGAAATTGAGGAAAAAAAGAAAGGAATCCTGCGCGAAATGCAGGATACTTTTGAACGTCAGTTCAGCCTTTCAGACCTTAGTCGTAAGCAGTTTATCCAGGCTGCACAACGTCCATTAACTGCCGTTGAAGCAGCCGTTAATGACGCTACAGCAGGCGTACCACGCTATACCAAGGAAGAAGCGGAGAGGCTATACAACGCCTATCTTATGGGCCGTGCTAAGGCTCCAAGCACTTATTTGGGTATTAGCAAGTTGGAAGACATGATTCGTGCTTCTGGTGGTATGGCTCACAACGCGACAATGTCTTTTTTGGGCAGCCATCCTTTGCTTGATAAGGTCATCAATCGCGGACCAATTGCAAGCATGATGAATACTGGCGCGTCTTTGCCAAATGATCTATTCCGTCTACGCGACAAGTTTCGTTTTGATTACAACCCAAAGTTTTCTTATGAGCGTCTAGTCAAGACACAGTTGAAGGCAGCGACGCAAGGCGTACCTGCCACACCAAGCCCACTGCGTGCCATGATTGACCAAGGCACCTTTGAAAAGGGCATGAATATCTTGTCCCGTGTACAGCCAGACGCCTACCGTCAGGCTAAGGATCTTGAGCCTTTTGACAAGTTGCTCAATTCTAACGATGTATTTAACATCTACAACCCAGCCCATAACATGGCTTGGCAGGCTTTGCATCTAGAAGCGCAAGGCATGGATGATGCAACTATTGCTAAGACAATTGACAAAATCAATAGTTATGGCGGACGTAGCGCTGCAGAGCGTACAGTCAACACCATCTTTTACCCATTTTCTTTTAACAAGAGTCTGTATAAGATCATGGGCGGTTATTTGCTAGATAATCCTGGCCAAGCACAGTTAATAAACGCTGGCTTACACCTGTACAATTTACAGAACAACAACAATAAAATTGGGCAATGGTTTCAAAACCATATGCCATTATTGCAACAGTTGCAAGGATTAAATGCGCTTTCACATGGTACTGGTTTGGGTCAACTAGGTGGTATTAACGTTCCATACTTTAGCCAAATCATGAACCTTGTAGGTCCACAGCAAATTACCCCACCAAACGCTGAGCAAGCAGTCAAGATTGTTGGCGCACTTATTCCAGCACTAGGTGAATTAAATTCACTTATCTATGGCACAAATGCAAATATGCCATTTAGCGGTGGATTGACAGAGACTGCAAAGGTAAGCACTTGGACTGCTGAAAATGCTATGCAGCATGTGGGCAATTGGTTAGGCACAGTAAAAACGCCTATCTATCAAACAACACTTTCTGACCAAGGTCAGCAAACTGCTGGATATGCTCTTAAGGCAGCAATCAAAACACAGGTTGCAGCAGTTATTGAGCGTAACCGCTCATTGTCAACAGCAGATAAAATTACCTGGCCTAAGGCTTCATGGGTGCCACAAATTGCTCAAGGCAAGCCTGTGGATAGCAACAGCATTGATGAATGGGTAAACGCTAAATACCCTGCCTACAGCGCAGCGGCTGGCACAAAGATTTACAATGATCTTAAACTTGCTTCAGATAAGTTCATGAGCAATCTTCAGGTTAAAGATCCTGCCAAGTATGCAATTTACAATACATTTCGCACAGTTGCAGACCAAGTAGTCAATAAGTTAAATCTTTCTACTTCAAGTGCAACCGATAGCAGCATGTGGGCGTACATTCAAAATACGCTTCGCCCAGCGGCTATCTACGCAGCGGAACATGATCCACAATTTGATGCGTTTTATAAAAAGTTCTATGCATCTCAATTAGGTCCAATTGAAGGGATTACCCAATAATGGTAACTAAGTTCAAAAGAGTGGTGCCAGGTAGTACTGCCACTACTGGTGGAACATTGGTTAACACTGGTATTCCTGGTGGTGCATTTGGTACTGCTGGTAGTTCTAGCACCGCTGGCACTACTAGTGCCGCAGGTGCTTTTGGCTCTGCTGGTGCTGGACTTGCTGCAGGTTTGCCATCTGGCACCGCTTCAGTACCTGGTTTAAGCAATAGCGATTATGTTAAAAATTCATTTGATACTTCTGGTTTGCCAATTTACGATCAAAATGGCAACGCTATTAAAGGTGTTTTAACAGGTAGTCAAATCCTTGAAACAGTTAATACATTGGCGCAAAATCCCAATTCAAATTTAGATGGTTTAAAAACCGCTCTTTCAAATTTAGGCATTTATGGCGCTTCTAAACCATCTAAAACTGGTTGGGATACTAATGACAATTTTGCATTAGCAAGATATTTGCAAAAAGAAGATTTGGCTCGTTCTGGTACGGCTCCTGTTCCCATCGGTTCTAATCTTACTGCAGACATTGGCAGGTTAAATGGAACAACAAACCCTTATGCCATTAATACCAGCGGCTGGAGCAAGTCTTTTGATCAACCAAATATTCAGGCTAGTCAAAAAGTTATCAACGATATGTTTGATACATATCTTGGACGTGGCGCTACGCAATCTGAAATTGATTATTACACAGGCCAGTATCTAAAGTACGCTGCAGCCAATCCAACATCATCTGGTGTTAATACTGCTACATATCTTCCAAAACCTGGCAGCCTTACAGGCTTGTTAAAAGCCAACACAACGGATACTAGCACGGCAAACAATCTTACAGAGCAGGCTTATATTCAAAACCAGATTCAACAGTCTGGTGACTATAAGGCTTACCAAGCCGCAGGTCAAGCATTTGACATGCTACAGGCTAAGGCTAAAGCAGATACAGGTACACTATAATGGCTACTACACCTCAAAAACCTGCAGCAAAGTCACCGTTGGCTAATGGCGGCAAGCCAGGTGCTAATGCACCAAAGGTAAAAACACCTGCACCAACACCAGCAAAACCAGATCCAACAAAACTTGGTGGTGGCGCTAGTACAGAAGTAGGCGCTTTATTGCCTGCTGGCTCACTTGCTCCTGGTGCCGATACAGAAAAAGTACTTGCCAAGAATTATGCTGGAGCATGGACATTTTGGACCAAGGGCGACACGCTTGATCCTGTAACTGGTGAAGTTGTTAAGGGCGATAGGCATCAATTCCTTGACAATGCAATTGCCAATAAATTACTTGACCCAGGTGCTAGCCCAGAAGCATTTAACAATGCTCTTGAGCAGGCTAGTTGGTATTCAGATCCAACAACTGGTGTTAAGGCTCAAGGCCTTCAAGCATCTATTGCTCAATACACACAGGCCAATACAGCCTGGGCAGATTCGCTTAGCAACCGTGAACAAGATGTTCGCAACATGGCTAAGCAACTTGGCTATCAATTAGACGATGCAACTGTCACAGACACAGCAACAAAGTCTCTTTATGACGCTTACGATTCATCATATTTTGGTAGTTCAGAACAACAAGATGCTTTCCAAAAGCAAGTAGCCCTAGCAGCCATTGCTGCAAAAGCACCGCTTACAGGTGGCGCACAAGGTCTTGGCGTAGATGCTGCTACTCAATTGCGCAACTATGCTCAGTCTCAAGGCATCAATGTTACTGACGATTATATTAACAACGCAGTCAACAGCGTTAACGATAAATCAACCAATCTTGATTATTGGCAGAATGACCTTAAGTCAAAGGCTGCTAGCAACTGGTCTGCTTATTCAGACAAGATCAATGGCGGACAAACGCTTAAAAGCCTTGTTGATCCTTATCTTACATCTATGCAAAATATTCTTGGCACTAACCCAAATACCGTTGATCTTGCCAACAATAAATATATCAAAATGGCAACTGGTCTAACAACATCACCAGATGGTACTTCTCAACCTATGCCAATTTGGCAGTTTGAAAATCAACTTCGCCAAGATCCAACTTGGCAATACACCACAGATGCTCATAATCAAATTGCAGATGCTGGTTCACAAATACTCAAGAATTGGGGGTTGATGGGATAATGGCATCATACAACAACGATCAACAAGTTGCTTTAGATTATCAGACTCCTGCTCAAGCAGCAGCAGTACAAATTTCAAACAATAACGCATTTAATGCTTCTAATGCTTCAGACATGGATGCTATTAATGCTGCATTGGCATCAATTAATCTTGCCCCTGCTGGATCATCAGCAACAGCAGAAGCCGCTGGTAAAGTAGCCAATGCTACGGCAGTTGCCCAAGCAATTGGTGGCACAGTAAACGGCAACCAAGTAGTTGCTCCAACTGCAGGTGGTGGTGGCGGTGGCGGTGCAGTTGTAGTGCCACCCAACACTATTACATCTGCGCAACAAGGTGCTATTGATGCGCTTGTAGCCACATTTAATGCTTATGGTCTTGGCGGAGATATTGCTAAAGCCATTACATCAATGGTTCAACAGGGTTATGATGCAAATCAAATCACTCTTATCGCTGAAGATCCAAAAAGCACAAATCCTTTAGCAGTTGCATACCAGGCTCGTTTTCCAGCAAATGCTGCTCGTATTGCACAAGGCTTGCCAGTGCTTTCTCCAGCGGATTATCTTGCTACAGAACAGTCTTACCGTCAAGTTGCAGATGCTGCAGGTTTGGCTTCAGAGTTTTCATCGCCTCAGTCAATTGCAAATCTTATGGCTGCAGATGTTTCTCCAATTGAAATGCAAGACCGTATTAACGCTGCAAATACAGTTATTCAAAATGCTGATCCTTATGTTACTCAGCAATTGCAGCAATTGTATGGTCTTTCAACATCTGACATGGTAGGTCATATCCTTGATTCTACAACTGCAGCACCACAGATTTTACGTCAAGTAAATGCCGCCCAACTGTCTGCTGAAGCAGCCCGTCAAGGCGTTAACATCCAGACACTTGGTCTAACAGGTGGCAATCTAACTGGCGAGCAATTGGCTTCAATGGGTGTTACACAATCTCAAGCAGCACAGAATTTCCAGACAATCGCAACACAAGAGCCGGGATTGCAATCAATCGCTGGCCGTTATGGCACCGCTTATTTGCCAGCAGGCCAAGTTGGTCAAGCCCTTCAGGCTTCAACCTTTGGCACAACAGTTGGTGGACAATCAGCGGCCCAAGCAACGCAAGCACTTAACTTGCTTAAGACTCAAGAAACATCCGCCTTTAGCGGATCTGCTGGTGCTGCCACAGGCAGCCTAGGTCTACGAGACACAAGCGGCTTAAGTTAAATAGGTTCCATCACGGCTTACCAGCGCCGATGGTGTGTATTTAGACTGGTAGTAAGAGCCAACACTCCTTCCCCTGGGAAATGTTGAGGCTTACGCAATCCGACAACGAAAGGGAGTGCCTAAATGGCAAACCAATATGAAGATGACGAAGACGATTTTGACCTTGAGGAAGCACCTCAACAGGCAGATCCGAATGGTCCAGCAAATCTACGCAAGGCTTTAAAGCGTGCGGAACGTGAAAAGAAGGAATTGGCTGAGCAGTTAAATCAGATCCAATCCGATCTTCGCTCACGAAGCGTCAAAGAAGTATTGGCAACTAAAGGCGTGCCTGACAAGGTAGCCAAGTTCATACCTGGCGATGTAAGTACGCCAGAGCAGGTAGACGCATGGCTTACAGAGAATGCCGATGTATTCGGCTTCGCTCCAAGCAATGCAGAATCTGCTCCTACCGATGCCGCTCAGGCAGCAAATACGGCAGCGTACCAACGCATCAATGCCGCTACCCAAAACGCATCTACACCATCTCGTGACGCAGACCTTATGGCCAAAGTCAATGGTGCAAAGTCAATTGACGAACTGAATGCCCTTACGGGTCAGATCAGCCAGCGTCGTCGGTAGTAATTAACCCATCCAAAGCATAAACCCTTATAGAAAGAAGGTGACACAATGAGTAACGCATATACAGACACATCGTCTGGCTCCCTTGGTACATCACTCGTACAAACAGCCTATGACCGATATGTCGAATTTGCTCTCCGTGCTGTTCCTCTTATTCGCGATGTCGCAGATAAGCGCCCAGTACAACAGGCTATGCCTGGTTCTTCAGTTGTATTCCAGATCTACACAGATCTATCACAGGTTACAAGCCCACTCTCAGAAGACGTTGATCCAGATGCTGTTGCCCTTGGTAACACAACACCTGTTACCGTCTCACTGAACGAGTACGGTAACGCTTCACTTGCTACACGTAAGTTGGAGTTGTTCTCACTCTCAGACGTTGATCCTGCAATTGCAGACATCATCGCCTTCAACATGGCTGACTCACTTGACACAACAGTTCTTAACGTTCTTGTTGGTGGACCAAACGCAATTGCTAAGGTCAACGGTTCAATCGTTTCAACATACGCTGGTACATACACCAACG